TTAAATAATTCTATGAGTGGATTTTTATTGAAAATCGTTTAAAAAGTTTCAAATAAAATGGCAGAAGTTTTAGTTAAAACCGGTATGAAGAATAGATTCAAATTGAAAGAATCTGATTTTCAAAATGTCCAATCAATCGTATCGGTTAATTTGGGTGTTCAACCCTTATTTTATGAGGCATATGTGTATCTAATCAAAGATACAATCACCAATATGATGTACATTGGAGTTCACAAGAAAGATGATAAAACCTATTGGACTTCTATGAAACATAAAGAAGGGCTTAAAATCCTACAAGGTAGTGAACCTCGTATTGAGTATAAGATATTGGCATATGGTACTTATGGTGAGATGCAAAATCTTGAAGCTGATTTGATACACAAACACGATGCTGTTCGTAGCTCATTTTTTTGGAATCAAATGATGGGTATGTACCACAAAGAACCTTTGAGAATGGATTTGGTTAAACAAATTGTATCAGATATTAAAAGTGGTAAATATCCAATCAAAGAAGAGTTAGTATCTGATTTGATTAAGTTACCAACCTATCAGGTGCGAGAGAATGAATATGACGCTGACCACTTAAAAAAGATAAAGGCCAAAATTCGGGAGGCTGGTGGTAGTCATAAAAATACAAATCCAATTATTATACTTGATGATAGATTGAATTCGGATTTGTATGATGAGGTTGACTTGAGAATTGATGGCGCTCATACATTAAAAGCCGAATTGGATGAGGAGTGTGTTCATGCAAAGGTAATGAGGATACCAAAAGAAGATCATAAGCATTTATCACATAGTGAGGTTGAACGAATTGCAAGCTTATTAAACAAAGATCCTGAAATTATAAAATTACCGAATACAAACGAAACTCTCGCCAAATTGATATTTGGAACTTGGTTGAGAAGTCGTACTACAATTGATTGTGATGACAACATAACGTTTTTGAAGGAACAGGGTAAAGATTCACACAACCGTAAGAAAATATTTGATATAGCGGAGGAGTTAAAAAAAGCTCACGAATACGAGTCCAATAAAAATGTTGTTCTTATTGATTACAAAGAAGCGGATAAAGAATTATTACGAAACGAAGAGACAATACGAGAAACAAAGACATCATTGGTAACATCACAATCATCATCATCACTTCGTTGGGATAGGGCTCTTGAGAAGATTCAAGATGATAATTTAGGTAGAAAACACCTCGTTTACATAGTGTATCACTCATCATTTAAAGCCGCTGAAGATTTGTGGGATGGTGAAAAAGACAAATTGATGAATCGTTTAAATATGTGGCTAGTACCACGGGGTTACACATATGAAATAGTGGTGATGCCACACGAAAAAGAAAAGGTACAACTATAATGAACTTTTGGGACGCAATTGATTACAATAAAGCAAGGAAGGTACTTGTTATACCAAACATAACAAACTCTTCCAATATTGAAAAGGACTCATTTATTGATGTTATTCATAACCATATTAAAGCATTAGAAAAATATGGTGAATACTTTTGGCATGTTTTAGTTCCTACGGGAAATGTTACAAAAAAACTAAACCTACCAAATGTAAAACAACATCAGATTGATATTCCTGGTGATATGATGAATCAAAGGTCATTTCCCTCTGATAAACTTATTTCTTTATTAAGGGATATTGATTATGATGTAATTTATTCACATCTTCCCGATTGGCCGCAAGTAGGTCGCTATCGTAAATCAATGCAGACCAAAGTTGTTGGGTATTGCCATTGGTGGGAAATGAAACTATGTAATGGGCCTGATAATAGAGCGGGTAAACCAAAATGGTTATGGTTGCCTGTTGAAATATTGGGCGTTTCTCAAATGGATGCTTGCTACCTTAACACTCAAGACCAAAAGAATAGGGTATTGGAAGAAGCAAGAGAAACCTTTAATGGAGGATTATAGAAAGCAAAGACAAGATTTTACGGTTTGGATTCCACAATTAGATGGCGAAGCGCCACACGCTTGGGTTGATAATTCAAAATCACCAAAACACGAATATTATAGTAGATTGCAGAATTGTAAAGTTGGTATTCAGATGCGGCAGACAAATTATGGTTGGTCTGTTGCTGCAACGGATTGTATGATGAATGGAACACCTATGATATTTCAAGAATCAGATTGCTATCACGAAATCCAACCTGATGGTTTGTTTTTTAAATCAAAGCGGGAACTATTTAGTTTATTAGATAGTATTTTAGATAATGATGAGTTTAGAATTAATGAAGAAAATAAAGCGATTGAACGAATACGAGAATTATCGCTGAATGAAGATAAAATGATTAAAGAGTTGCACATAAAACTATCGGAGATAAAATAAATGTATAAAAACATATACTATGATAAAGAAGAAAATGTTGTTCACTTTTGGGATGATGTTAAGGGGTATTATGTTAAAAAGCATAGTAGATACGCCTACACACCTGATGGAAATGGCTCTTATTTTTCTATACATGGCCAACGATTAAAGAAGATTACTTATTGGGAAAAAGATACGAAATTAGAGTTATATGAATCCGATGTAAACGATTATACCCGAATTTTAATTGATGAGTATGGTTCATCCGATGATGTTTCAGAGGGTAATGTAGTATTGACTTTTGATATTGAGGTTGAAATGAACACCGGCCTGCCGAATGTTCAAATGGCGGATAATACTATAACATCTATCGCAGCGCACGATTCTGCTACGGGTGATTACTTTGTGTATGTATTGGGTGGGAGTAGTTCATCTAAAACCATATCTGGCGCAGAGGTAAACATCTTTAACAATGAAAGGGATTTGTTGTGGGCATTTATCCAAAAATGGCAGGAAATAAACCCGACAATTGTAACGGGTTGGAATATTGATTTCTTTGATATACCTTATTTTTACAATAGGGCAAAAAAGGTATTGGGTCAAAAGATTGCAAATTCAATATCACCTATTGGTAAAGTTGATTACTTAAAGAATAGAGAAAGATATGTAATTGCAGGTGTTTCCTGTTTAGATTATTTAGCGTTATATAAAACCTACACTTATCAGGAGTTTCCAAATTATAGATTGGATACTATTTCTAAATTAGAGTTGGGTAGGGGTAAAGTTACTTATAGTGGTAATTTGGACCAATTGATGCGAGATGATTTAGAACGATTTATTGAATACAATATTGAGGATGTTAAATTGGTTGTAGATTTAGATTCAAAACTACAATTCATTGATTTGGCAAGGGCGATATGCCATTCTGGGCATGTTCCTTATGAGGATTTTCTTTTTTCATCTAAGTGGTTAGAAGGGGCTATATTAACCTTTTTAAGAAGGAGTGGTAGGGTAGCACCAAATAGACCTAAAAGAGAGGGTGGAGAGAGCGAGGGCAAGTTTGAGGGTGCGTATGTGAAAGAACCGATGCCTGGATTGTATCAATGGTTGTATGATTTGGATTTAACATCCCTATACCCGTCCATTATTATGAGTTTAAATATCAGCCCAGAAACAAAGGTTGGTTCAATAATCGGATTTACTAGTGAGGCGTATATCAAAGATGATATTAAATCATATAAAATTGTTTGTGAGGATGGGCAGGCTTTGCCGGAAATGAATAGAGATGAACTAAACAAATTAATACAAACAAATGGGTATTCTATTTCATCCAATGGAATTATATACTCAAATGAATCTGTTGGTGTAATACCTGAAATTCTTAATGTGTGGTTTGATAAGAGGGTTGAATACAAAGATTTGATGAAAAAGTATGGTAAGGAGGGAAACAAAGAATTGTATAAGTTTTATTCCCAACGCCAACTTGTTCAAAAGATTATGTTGAATTCACTCTATGGTGTATTGGGTTTACCATCGTTCAGATTTTATGATGTTCAAAACGCAGAAGCGGTTACAATTACTGGGCAGACGGTAATTAAAACTACTGAAAAAATTGCCAATCAATATTACATATCCCAAATAGGAAGTAGTGGTGATTACAACATTTATACTGATACTGATTCTGTCTATTTTTCAGCCTTGCCACTTGTCAAACACCGAAATCCAAACATAAATGTAGAATCGGATGAAGAAATGGTGCCTGCAATTTTATCCGTTGCAAAAGAGGTGCAGGAGCATATCAATAAAACCTATGATGTAATGGCAAAGAGGTTGTTTAATATTGATAAACACCGATTTGATATTAAACAAGAAACGATTGCGAAAGCAGGGTTTTGGGTTGCTAAAAAGAGATACGCTCAATGGATTATTAATGATAATACCGTACCCTGTGATAAAATAGATGCGAAGGGGTTAGATGTTAAACGCTCTGATTTTCCAACATATTTTAAGGGTGTAATGGAACAGGTACTTTCGGATATATTGAAGGGGGTAAATAAATCGGATATTGATAAAAAGATATTGGATTTTAAGAGGGATATGGAAACGCAACCCAAAAAAGATGTAGCAAAGAATTCAGCCGTAAAAGAGTTGAGTAAATACGATAATGGTAAATTATCGTTGGGTAAATCACCTAAAGGAACACCTGCGCATGTTAAATCGGCTATTATATATAATCAACTATTGAAATACTTTAAGTGCCCTTACAAATATGAACCTATGAAAGACGGTGATAAAATTAAATGGGTTTACTTAAAGCAAAATCAATGGGGGTTAGACTCTATTGGTTTCACGGGATGGAATGACCCGCCGGAGATTGAGAAGATTATCAACGACCATGCAGACTTAGATGCTATTTGGGAGGGTTCGCTTCAAAACAAAATAGATGATTTTTACAACGCTATGAAGTGGGATTTACCCAATGAAAACTTACAAAAAGCATCACAATTTTTTGGATTTTAAGAAAATTATTCGTATATTGTATAAAAATAAAAAATAAAAAACTATGAAAAAAATCTCTTTGGAAGGATTCATTAGCCGCTATAATCTTGGTGGTGAAATTGAATCTGTAAAACTTGTATCAACCAATGATGGTATGAGTGTAAAATTCATTTCAGATGATAAAACCCTACTTGGGACAGTTACATCTGAAGATGGTGAGTTCGCTAATGGTGAATTCGGAGTATATACAACATCTCAATTAAAAAATCTATTGGGTGTGTTGGATGCTAACATCAATGTAACTGCTGGAAGTGCTGCATTGGAGTTTTCCGATAATTCAACAACTGTGAATTATATGATGGCTGATGTTTCGGTTATTCCTGCGGTGCCTGATATCAAACAAATTCCTGAATTTGAATCTGAAATTGTTTTGAGTGATGAATTTATTAGTAGGTTCATTAAATCAAAAAGTGCGTTGAACGAATCTGATACTTTTACATTCCAATGTAAGGGTGGTAAAGGTGAAATCATTTTGGGATATGCTAAAATTAACTCAAATAGAATTTCTATTAAAGTTGATTGTAAGTGTAGTAAGGATTCAATTCAACCAATTTCATTTTCAGCAAAGTATTTGAAAGAAATTTTGAATGCAAACAAATCACCAAAATCAGCAATTATGAAAATTGCAACTGCTGGTTTGGCGCAATGTTCTTTTGAGAGTGAGGGTTATAAATCTGAATACTATTTAGTTGAAGTGAAGTAATATGTTTTGGGATACTGAACCAACGAAACCTGAATTCAACTATGATGTTGAAAAAAAGAAGTTCATTGATAATTTGAACTATCTATCATCAATGTCAGTAGAAGAGCAGACACTTTACAAAAAGTGGCAAGAATGGAATGGTGACCTAAAAACCACTATGCCCAAAAAAGCAAATATCGCTCTTCACTATGAATCACTGTGGTTTCCTACGGATATTTACAATAAAGAATTGACCATTTCGGAGATAGGGGCATTAGAACCCTATGTAGAAATTGTTGATGATAATCCGAAGGAATCCACTCGTTGGACAGAAATCCGAAAACTAATCCATACGATGGAGTTTGTTGCTAATCCTGGTCGAAATGTAAAGATTTATGTAAAGGATAAGGTTAGTGGAAAGATTTTAGGGCAAATTTCATTAGGTTCTGATATTACATCTTTGGGTGTAAGAGATACCTACATTGGGTGGAGTAAGGATAATAAGTTTAAAGAAGGGAAGTTAAACAATACGAGTATCGCAACTACGATTGTTTCTACACAACCATTTGGTTATAACTTTTTAGGTGGTAAATTAATTGCCGCACTTGCTACATCACCAATTGTTAGAAATTATTGGAAAAAGAAGTATGATAATGTATTGATAGCATTAGGAACGACTTCATTGTATGGAATTCACTCTCAATATAATGGAATACCTCATTTTAAAACTTTGGGGGAAAGTAAGGGTAAGATTAGTATTAAGCCTGATGATAGTGTGTATGACCCGTGGCATCAATGGTTAAAAGAAAACCATTCAGATTGGTATAAGAGGGAAATAACGGAAGAGAGGGAGAGAAATGGTGCGAATATGGGTTACGAAAGAAACGGGCCTGTTAGTGGGATAAAACAAAAAATCATACACCAAATTTACAAAGAGCTTGGTATTAAATCTGATACTTACGATCACGGATTCAAACGAGGGGTGTATCTTGCACCATTCTATGAGAATGGCAACGAATTTCTTCAGGGAAAGATAAGTGAAGAAGAATTGGTTATGAAAGATAAGTTTGTTAAGGGCGATGAATATACGATAAATTGGTGGAAACCCAAAGCAATTCGTAGATACACCACCTTGTTTGATGAAGGAAGAATTAAACCTGAAAGTTTATTTTATGTTGATATTATAGGAATGAGTTGGGAACACTCGAAAGAAAAATATTTAAAAGAAGTAGGAA